CAAGTGATGTCAAGGTCGGTTACTGCGAACATTGCCAAACTAATCGCGCTCGTAAAAGTGTTTTGTTTGTCCAGCACGAAGAATCAGGAGCCATCAAACAGGTCGGCTCAACTTGTATCAAAGACTTCTTAGGTTGGGATTTCTCAGCAACCGCGTTGGTGACCGAACAAGATTTTGAAGAAGAGTTCGGCGGTAACTTTGGCGTCGGATTCTCAGGTATCGGAACTTTGAGCGTAGCAACCTTGGCAGTCAAGGTAGTCAAGGACATCGGATACATCAAGGAAATTACAAAAGGTACGGTCTTGGATTACTTCTTCGGCTCTTATAGTCGCAAGGCTGAATTAGAGAAAATCTATGGCACCGAGTTTTCCGAGGCAGAAAAAGCCGAGGGTCAGGCTCTTATCGAGTTTGCTCAGAAATTCGAAGGCGATTCTAGTTACGCTCAGAATTTACGGGCTGTGGCTCAGTTACGCTACCAGCGCTACGACACCATCGGAATCTTCATCTCAGCAATCAAGGCTCAACAGAGATTGATTGAGCAAGAGATTGCCAAGGAAACAGCCAAGGTTTACAAGTCCGAGCAGATTGCTCCAGTCGGCGAGCGCGTCGAGTTGCCAGTCAAGGTCTTATCAAGCAACACCTTCGAGACCCAGTTCGGCAGTACGACTCTTTGGACTTTCGAAAGCGGAGATTACAAAGTCAAGTGGTTTGATTCAGGATACTCTTTCAGGGCTGAAATTGGCGACGAGTTCATAATCAAGGGAACAGTCAAAGGCTCCGATGAGTACAAGGGAACCTTCTCGACGCTCTTATCAAGAGTCAAGAAAGTCGAAGTAAAAGAATTAGTATCAAAATAAGTATGCGGTACACTTTGATTACTGTGCGCTAGTCGCCCGAGTTTTCGTCTCTTCCGTGTCCGAGTGACCTGACGGTTACTTGGGTTACCCATGTGCCGTTACGGAGGAGGTTTGAATGGCTCGCTATCGAGTCTTACAGGGTATTGATTACCCGCCAAACAAACGCGCCGAGGCTGGAAAGATTGTAGAAGATTTACCAGCAACTTCGGTCAAGTGGCTTTTAGAATCAGGCATTATTGAAGATGCCGATAAGCCAGCAAAGAAAATCGAAACACCCGTCGTTGAAGAACCAAAGGTTGAACCAGTCGCAGAGGTCGTTGAAGAACCCGCTGTTGAAGAAGGTTTTGACCCTGATGCCAAAGATATTGATGGCGACGGTTTTCTCCAAGACGGTACCCCATTTCAACGCCCAGTTGAGGAGAAATAATGCCTACATTCCGCCACGGTAAAAATGTCAATGTCTTTCTTGATGAGTTTGATTTTTCTACCTACTTCAATAGCGTAAGCGCATCGACTTCAATCGATACAGCCGAGACAAGTGCTTTTGGAACCAGCGCGAAAACCTATGTGGTTGGACACCGCGATGGAACCGTATCTCTTGGAGGTATGTTCGAAGGTACCGCTTCTACTGGTACAGATGAATTTTTTGATGACGCTCTTGGTAACGCAACCAAGACCCAAGTAATCATTGCCCCTGAAGGTCATTCAAATGGCGCAGGAGCAATCATGCTCAAAGCGGACGATACATCTTATGAGGTATCAAGTGCTATCTCAGATATTGTCCAAGTAAGCGCAGAATTCCAATCAACAGATGCCGTCGAACATGGAGTAATTCTTTCTTCAGGTTCAACGGTTACTGCGACTGGAAATGGAACAAGCGTAGATAACGGAGCCTCAAGCGCAAATGGTGGCGCAGGTTTCTTGTCAGTTCCAGTAAACACACGCAATGGAAACATCACAGTAAAAATCCAACACTCAGCAGATAACTCAACTTTTGCTGACTTGGTTACTTTTACCGTGGTTACAAGCACAACCAAAACTTCCGAAAGAGTTGAGGTTGCGGCGGGTACAACAGTAAACAGATACCTACGAGTGAATTACACAGTCGCAGGTTCAACAGGCTCGGCTACCCCTGTGGTGGCTTTTACTAGGAGGTAAAACAAACAATGCCTACATTTCGTCATGGTAAATCCACCGTATTCAAAGTAGATAACTCAGGTGGCACTCTTACCGATATTAGCAACACCCTTACAGATGTTTCATTTCCACAATCAGTCGATACCGCTGAAACCAGCGCTTTCGGCTCATCTGCTAAGTCTTATGTAGTTGGGCTATCAGACGCAACAATTTCCGTATCAGGAAACTTTGATGCGACAGTTGATGCTCACCTTGCTGGAATCCTTGGACAGTCTGCGTCCGTATCTTTCGAGTACGGTCCTGAAGGTTCAACAAGCACCTATGTCAAGTACACAGGAGAATGTATCCTCACTTCTTACGAGAAGAGTGGTGCTATCGGAGATGTAGTGACATACTCAGCAGAGTTCCAAGTAACAGGTGCCGTAACACGCGGTACTTATTCCTAATAGGAATTGATTCAAAAAAACTAAATAAATTATCGTGACCAACCTAGTGTCCCAAGGAGAAAAGATATGACAGATTTACGCGCCAAGATATTTGAGGCTGACGACATTACGAAGGAACTATTGGAAGTCCCTGAATGGGGAGTAACAGTAGAGATTCGTTCGATGACGGCAGGACAAAGAGCAACACTTACTGAAGGAATTAGTTCCACAACAGACAAAGTGGATGTTTCAAATATGTACGCAAAAACTGTAATCGCAACCGTGTTCGACCCTGAAACGGGTCTACCAATTTTTACGGACAAAGACCGTGAAGCCATCCTTTCAAAGAACGGCGCTGTAATTGAGCGCCTTGCTACAAAGGCTCTTGGAAGTTCAGGTCTGAGTGAGAAGGCGGTAGACCAAGCACAGGCTCGATTTCCTCAAGAATCCTGAGAAACGGTTTCTTTTCGAGTTAGCAGAAAAGTTAGGACGGACGGTGGGAGAACTTCTTTACGGAAGTAAATCCCACCGCCCTCTTAGCAGTATGGAATTGACAGAGTGGAACGCGTTTTACATCTTGAAAGAAAAGGAACGCGAGAAAGCCGAGAGAAGAGCAAAGGCTAGGAGATAAATGGCTGAATCACCAACCATGGAAGTCCGCGCTCGGTTATCGGCGGACTCAGCCCAGTTCACTCAAGGCATGGATAAAGCCGTAAAATCGGCTAACGAATTCCAGCAAGCCTCTTCTAAATTACAAAGTTCGCTGACTGCCATTGGCGTTGCTTCAGGCGCGGCAATGGCAGGTCTTATCGCTTTTGGAATGAAATCATTCAAAGCGGCCGCAGAGGTTGAGCGTTTAGATTTAGCACTTCAAGCAGTTGGAGCATCAAGCGGTAAGGGATATGAAACCCTCAAGAGCGCATCTGATTCAATGCGAGCAGTTGGTATCCAAGCGGCGGTTGCCCAAAAGACAACCCTCAAGTTTGCTCAATCAAATATAGATTTATCTAAGTCCGCTGACCTTGCGAGAGTTGCTCAAGACTTATCCGTAGCATCATCAATGAGCGCAGAGGAAGCGCTTCAAGCGGTGACCTTTGCTATCACAACTGGTAATACAAGAATCCTTCGTCAAGTAGGTATCACAACAGGCGCTACCGAAGCCTACGACAGATACGCGGCGACTCTTGGAAAAACTGGTTCACAACTCAACATGACCGAACGGCGTCAGGCTGTTCTCAATCTTGTTACAAAGGAAGGCGCTAAAGCGGCGGGCGCTTATGCCTTGGCTTTACAGTCTCCAGCAAAGTTAGTCACTCTCTTTGGCGACCTCCATAATGAATTACAAGTTTCTATGGGTATGGCTCTTGTCAAGGGCTTTGGACCAATCATCAAGTCCGCATTTAGATTTGAGCAAACACTTGTCAAAGCAGTTGGCTCAGGCGGAAAACTTGAAGTTATTGTTGAAGCCTTACAAAAAGTATTTGTAAAACTTACTGAGCCTATTGCCTTAGCGATTGATAAATTTAGTGATTTCATAGACGGCTTAGATTTGACTGGCAAGAATGTCAATGACATCGCTGGAGTCATAGAAAAGATTCTTCCAGTAATTGCTGGCTTTGGCACGGCTTTTGCGACCATGGCAGGACAACAAATTTTTGGCAACATCCCTATTTTTGGAAACTTGCTGAAAATGCTCAATCCAGTTGCGGCTGGTTTTGTCGC